ATGTATTACTTGTTATTCTGCTTCCAAACAACCAAGAAAAGACCGCATTAAAGAAGAATACATAAAGTGGAAAAAAACACTTAAATGTAATCGTTGTGGATTTAATGATTATCGAGCTTTGCAATTCCATCACAATGGAAATAAAGAAGCAAATGTTTCTGATATGTACAAAAGAGGAACAAACCTTGATAAGATAAAAATTGAGGCAGATAAGTGCGAAGTTCTTTGTGCTAACTGTCATCAAATAGAACACTACGGGGTGTAAGTCAGCGGTAGACGGCAAAGTTTGGGACTTTGAAGACGCACGTTCGAATCGTGTCACCCCGACTTGGAGGTAATAAATATCTCCATTAATTGCAAAATACATTATGTCTCTTATTTCACAAAAAGACCGAGAAAATGTTATTGAATCTCTTGATTTCTACCTTTTCAGTAAAGGACAAGATTTTACAGAGGAAAAAAGAGCAGAATTGAATGCTCTTCTCAATTGGATTAAACTTGAGTATTCAAAGAATGAAAATTAATCTTTGGCATTGTAAAGATATGGGTCAATGGAGATGGTCATTAACTGACGACTCTAGACCAATTATTAAACAAGAAACTGGTCAAAGACCTAATTTACGTGATGCGATGAATGATATCGCAAATAATGTCGAACATATGATGGGTTATAGTGGGGAAGTGTAACGGTTGCACAGAAGTCTCATAAGCTTCAGGTAGGAGGTTCGATTCCTCCCCCCGCCACCAAATTCCGTTGGTAGTCTAGTGGCCAGGACAGGCAGACAATGCACTTGGAGTTCGGGTTCGATTCCCGATCAACGGCACACACACAACACACAAGGAGTAAACTTATGACACCTTACGAACTTAGGTTTGAGATTTTTAAGCAAGCATATTCTTTTGCTAATGATAAGTTCAGTATCGAATATGATACTGCCCGTTGCTGGAATGAAAATTCCAGAAATACGGTGAAAATAGATTACCCAGATTTTCCGACTTATGAGCAGGTAGAGTACCTTGCAGAAAAGATTAATACTTTTGTAAGTTCTAAGTAAAATAGTGGGGTGGCAACACCCCCGTTAGTATTCCCCTATAGCTCAATTGGCAGAGTAGGTGACTGTTAATCACTTGGTTCCTGGTTCGAGTCCAGGTGGGGGAGTTAGAAGGATTGGAAATGTCTGGTTCTTCTGAATTTAATAAGGTCTGGAAAGTAAAAGGAGAATGGGAACCTTAACATCAGCAACATAAGCACCTGACCCGTTAAGGATGATACCTCACCTGCCTTATTATCTTATTCACTGCCCTCTAATGCAGTGAAAATTGCAGGAAGTGTCTCCTGCGGGTGACGGGCACTCGTTACCCATTTGCTCAAGTGGCGGAATGGTATACGCAGCAGACTTAGAATCTGCCGTCGCAAGACTTGGAGGTTCAAGTCCTCTCTTGAGCATTGAAAACTAAATAGTTTTCTTATAAGGGGGCATAGCTCAATTGGTAGAGCACTTGATTTGCATTCAAGAGGTTTCGAGTTCGAGACTCGATGCTTCCATTATGGAGAGTAGGGGAATATTATAAATAACTATAGTTGTGGAGAGCACTATGGTTACTTGTAAGTGTCAAAAATGTGGATTACAGTTTGAAAAGATTAAAAGTGAATATAATAGAAAAATTAAATTGGGAACTCCATTTTTTTGTAGTTTGAAATGTTCTAGTAGTTTTGATACTTCACATTTGGATAACTGGAGAAAAAGTGAGGAAAACAAAAAGTTTATAAAGCAGTTTAGTGGAAGTAGTAAAGATGAATATTCTCCTTTCAGAGAGACATTAAAAAAAGTCAAAAATAGAAGTAAATCTAAAAATAGAGAATGTGATATTGATTTGCAATATTTAAAAGAGGTTTGGGAAAATCAAAAGGGCAAATGTCCATATTTGAAAAGAAAATTAGTTCTTCCCCTAACTGACCAATCTCACGACAAATCAAACCCAAATCTAATTGCTAGTTTGGATAGAATTGATAGCTCTAAAGGATACGTAAAGGGAAACATACAATTTATCAGCACGACCTTAAATTTTGCTAAAAATAAATATTCTGAAAATGTTCTCTTGAATTTAATTGAAATGTGTGCTACTATATAAAGTGTTCAAGAGGATAAACCTCTATATTCCAACACATCGGGGCAGTACCGATTACCTCCATTACAGGGGGGTAAAACAGAATCGACTGGGGTGTATGTATTATCTGTTGACGGGACAAAAAACAAACGCAAACAACATTGTTGCATTCACTCGTCAGACCGCATTGGTTTGACCATAAAAGAGTGAGGGGGTTATAAGTTTCCTTCTTACCCAAAACTTATGCTGGGGACACTTGAAAAGGTGTCCCCTTTTTCGTCCAAGGTGGTTTTGAAGGTGCTATAATTGCAAGGTAATTCACAAGACAAGATGGCAACCCGTTCTCGTATTGGAATCCAACTCTCAGATGAATCTGTTCTTTCGGTGTATCACAATTGGGATGGTTATCCTGAATGGTTGGGTCGTATTCTGAAAACTCACTACAATACTCGGGAGAAAGTTGCCGAGTTGATTGATGGTGGTGATATGAGTTCTTGCTGGACGGAAGACCGTTGGAACAGTGAGACCAAAGCACAAGAATACGGTCCTCAATACTACTCTCAACGGGGTGAGGATTGTCCTCCACGACTTGATGAAAATAAGTATGAGTATCTTGCTAATGGTGAGGAATACGCATATCTTTATACTCTAAATGATGAGTGGGTGTGCTATGATACGCATGACTTCGGGAACAAATATCCCGAAATTGTTGAAATTCCGTCTGCTGCTCTTCACGTTTGACTATGAAAACTTCTGCTACTGTTGCTGCTGCTCTTGCTGTTATTGTTCTTGCCACTGTTGGAATTCTCTTTGAAGCATGGTTGCTTGGAGTGATTCTGTCTTGGTTCGGAGTTTCTTTGACCTTCTGGCAGAACCTTGCTATGATTGTACTTGCTAATCTTATCTTCAAAAACAACGGGAGTTCTAACTGATTATGACTAAACAAAACGGATTTATTGAACCTGCTGCAGTTGTTGTAGTTGGTGGTGTGATTATGCTTGGTGCTCTCATCTTTATTGGTGGCCCGCAGTATAACGTGTGGCAACAATCTCTTGCTGGTAAAGCAGAACTGCAAAAAGCAGAATATACTCGTCAGGTTGCTGTGCTTGAAGCACAAGCAAAGAAAGATAGTGCTCAACAACTTGCTGATGCTGAAATCATCCGTGCTACTGGTGTCGCTAAGGCAAACCAAATCATTGGTGATAGTCTGAAAGATAATCGTGAGTATCTTCAGTATCTGTATATCACTGGTCTGGAAGATGGTAGCAAGAATGGTAATGTGACCATCTATGTTCCGACCGAAGGTGGTATGCCTGTTCCTACACTTCAAATGAATAAATGAATTTAATTAAAGTTTTTATCGCATCTATTCGGTGGGGGGAACTTTCTCCCTCTGATGTTGAACTTGTTGAGTCTTCTACTTTGAAACAAGTTTTCCGAGCATCTTATCTACGACGTACTATTTCTTCACCTCATAATATCGTTGTTCTTGAAAAATGACCGCAACAATTAAACGCAAATTTGTCTGTGTTGAACCTGTATCTAATCTTGCTAAATTGAGATTTGATACAGAAATGGATCATCTTCATAGTTGTTACGTAGATGACGAAAAAGATGAAACTATGTTTTTAACGTCTGTAAATGGTAAGTATAAATTTACTCTAAATAAAGCACAAGATTCTAACTGGCAAATTGTTAAATGATCATGAAAAATATTCTTGTTCTTGCTGCACTTTTTCTGACTTCTCCTGCATTTGCACAAACCGAGAAGGTTGTAGAAAAGAAAACTTATCGTCCTTTCCGATACGAAACTCCTTGTGGTTTGGAAACTACAAATGACTTTCTTCAAGATAATTGCGTTGTGATTGAAACCCGTGAAACTGGTGGAGCACTTCGTACTCGTAATATTTACTCCAATCGTTTTGGTTTGACTATTAAGGGACGATTTGATAAAGAGAAAGGATATATGACCTGGGACTCTCATAACAAATATGAGTATAAGTGGGAGTATAAACCTGCTGGAACTGGTTGGACTTATGTGATGCCTGGAGTTTTAGTTCAAAATATTTCTTGGGATTGAATATTATGTTTATTAAACCTGTTATTGCTTATCCAGTTTTAATTTTAACTGCAATTGCTGGATATGCTATTGGTGGTGCATCTTCTGTAGATACAATCACTAATAATGCACTTAAGATGTGTAATCAGAAACCACTTGAATGTAAGTTCAAGTATGACATTCTGATGTATAATGAGACTGGAAGAGTTCCATACTCTCAACCAAAACCTCAAACTGAAGAAAAACAAAATAAAAAATGAATGAAAGAGCAAAAAATTTAATGGATGAGATTTGGGCAGCAAGAAACTCTGGTGCTGATACTGAAGAAAAATTAATTGCTGCTACTCTCCGTATTGCTGCTGAAAATATTCAGTTTTATACTGCTCAAAATGACTTGATTGTTTTGGATAAAAATGATATGCTTCAATTGGCACAGGAATTAGAAGAATGAAAATTTTTCAAGTAGCAAAATGGTATGTAAGAGAAGACTACGGTAAAGAATATAATCTTGTTCTTTTCTTTAATGAACATCATGCACTTCTTCAAGTTGCATTTGACATTGGTGAGTATGGTTCTTGGATTGAATGGCCTTATCTTCAAATTTCTATGGGATATGGAAGATTATTTTCTTTTCTTTTAAATCTTGGTAAGTTGGGATTTACTTTTGATATTGCTGGACGCAATTGGCGTGATGAGTCTTTTTATGTTCAAGAGGTAAAGGAATGAGTATTACACAAGGTTTAGTAATGGAAGAGAATGAAGAACCTGGATTTGAAATCATTCATCTGTCTTTTCGTAAGAAACTATCGGAAAGTCTGTATGGTGGGCCAGTAAACTTCTATCACGGCAACATTGTATTCCGTCTGACAGACCCAGATGCAATCAACCGCATGAAGTATTACATGGAAGAGAATGAAGAACTTCGTGTAGCACCAGACCTAGAGTTGATGGAAAAGTATTACGAAGACCTTCACTTTGTTTTTGATAAAGAAAAAGAAACTGATGATGGATATACACCAGTTGATATTGTAAACAAGCATGGTATCAAGGATGAAGATGTATTCATCCGTGCTCATCGTCGCAACATGGCACCTCTTCATGACTTCATTCAATACCATGAGAAGTTTGATGTATATTCAATGAGAGAGTACTTTCAAGACACACCTGTAGTTCGTGGTATAATGCAGTATCTTCAAGACATGAAAGATGGTAAACCGAATCCTAGTAGAACGGTTTACCATGAACAATTTATTAACACACTCGAAAACCTCTGCTGGTGGTGGGACTGATGAAAGAACTTCCTGATAAAAGAGAACTTGATATTATGTGGACAGTTGCCACATCATCTAGTATAGAAACTGGCAAAAGACCTCATTATGGATTTGCAGATCTTTTGTATGATTATTTGACAGACAAGACACCTATTGTAAAACTTGCTGATTAATTATGAGTTTTTCTAAGACTATTTCTGTTGTTGCCGCACTGGGTAGTATCTTCAGTGTTGGTCTTGCAAGTTGGAAGATTTCTGAGGACATTAAAAGTTCACAAACTGCACCATTAGAACAAAAAATTGAAGAACTTGAAAAAAAACTAGAAGAACCGAAAGAACAATCAAAAACAAGTAGTCCAACTTCAGTTACATTACCCAACCCACAAGTGCAAGTCCCACATACAATTCAACTTCCTTCTGCACCTCTACCTCCTGTGCCTCCTGCACAAGTGTCCCAGAGCACCCCATAGGTGCTCTTTTTGTGGTATAATACTCTCATATAGAAAGGAGAAGACCCTATGTCTGGCGGACACTTTGGTAACTGCGGTTACGATTACTATAAAGTAGCACAGTTTGCTGATGAACTTGAAGAAGAGATTCTCAAGAATGGTCAGAAACGTGAAGATGGTGGATACTATGGTGAAGAGTATTATCCTACATTTGACCCTGAAGTGATTGAGTATCTGAAAGCACAACTCCCTAAACTTCGTAAGATGGCAGAAATTATGAGGCACATTGACTATCTTTATAGTGGAGACCACGGGGAAGATAGTTTTATGGAACGTGTAAAAGAAGTTGAGGCAAAGTATGAAACTCTTTGATTATGAAACCTATGAGGACTATGGAAAAGAATGGTTCTTCCAAGTTCTCTCATCCCCCAAGTTTGCTCTACTGGATATTACAGTTCAGTGGGATGATTTCGGTTCTGATGAAATCTTCCCAGCAACGTCATTGAGTATTGGTTCTAGTCATTTGCTTGGATTTTTTATACGATACAAACGATTTCAATTTGATTGCAGTATAATTGACGCAAAACCAAGAGACCTTGAATGGTACAGGAGAAACTTTGATGACTGACGAACAGATTGATTCTATGCTTCAAATGCACCGATATTTGATTAAGTGTGAGTTGAATACTATGGTTGCTAAAATCAATAGAGAAAAAGACACAGAAGTCCTCCAAGAAGCATTTAATGATACAAAATGGGAAGAGTTTGCTAAATGGTTCAAAATGATTAGAGACCAATGACTACCAGAGCACTGCAAATTTTGGAATCCACAATGGAACTCTCTATGAGACCCAAAAGTAAAGATAGGCAGAAGTTGATTGCTCGTGTAATCAATGAGGTTGCTGATAGGTTATGCACTGATTTAGGGGAGTTAGAATGTCCAATTGAGGCATTGCGTGAAATTGCTGATGAAGTGGAGGCACTCTAATGGGTTCTTATATTTCCTGCTATAATAATCAAAGAGAACTGGAACACTTTGAGGTGCCTGAACCAGTTTATAATTACATCATTCAACTGGAAAACGAAATTAGGTATTCTTCTGGTGGTGTAAAACGACTTTATGATTTTAGATTTGAAAAGGATTTAAACAATTATGGAAAAGGTAAAATTCACGACCATCACAAGAACCATTGACCCAAAGACCTGTATTCATTACTTGGATGCAATTGATGAGAATGGAATGCACTGGATGGCAGAAATGTCACACCAAGAAGAGAGATGGTTAGTTTTCACCCGAGTATGGCACAAAGACGCACAGGTTCCTTATGACTAAAAATTTCCGTATCAAAAAAGTAACAGACGGACACTCAACCAGATACTACCCACAGCACAAAAGATTTGGATTGTTTTGGTATAATCTGTTTGTAGACGAATATAGGGATGGTGATTATTCTACATTTGAAGAAGCACAATGGCACCTTTGTAACTATTTGAGGAAACCTGTGGTAGAATATTTGTCCTTTGATTGTGGAGAAAACTGATGAAACTCACAGCACACGAACTCGCAGTTATTATTGATACACTCACTCATTCTCTAGCAGTATCAAACTGGAATGGACATTATACTGCCAAGTCAAGGGAAAATGTAAGGGATTTGATTGCTGCGATTATGGATAGTATGAGTGTAGAAGTTATCACAGACAAGCCCTCATTCACATTAGATGCCGATACAGGTTTGTGAAATGACTGAACTGACTTCTGGATTTGATATTGGAGATGCTTATGATAATTTCATCAAAATCAAAAAAGCATCAGAAGAAATTCTCCAAGAACATAAGAAATCCACAGAAAAATTTAGTGGAGTAAATTATGGTGATTTGAGTGTTGTAGATGTTTATCTAACTTACCATATGGATGGGGATATTCATTATCATATTTTGATTGAAGAGTGTTCTCCGACTTCTTATGAATTTCAGGAATTTATGGTAGAATGTCTCAAAGATAAACTTGGGTTTTGTGTGATTGTGGAGTGTGAATGGTGATGACTGAACCTATTAAACTCTGTAAGGACTGTAAGCACTATAAGAAAGATTGGGGTGCTCGTCTTACTGGATACGGAGACACATTTGACCTATGCCTTCATCCTGCTTTGACTGGAAATGTTGTGACTGGAAAGACCAAAGGTGGTTATTGTGATACGATGAGAAAGTTTCACGGATGTGGTATGGAAGGTAAGTATTGGGAGGCACGGAAATGAGTAAATCTGAAGCATTCCTTATTATCTCACAGATTTATTGTGTAGGTGGTCTTATTGTTGAAGGCAAAAAAACATTTTTATATACTGCGGGATGGATTTGGTTGATTATGTCCTTTATTATTTGGGTAGGGAAATGATTGAAATGAGAGTTATTGATAATGGACCGATGTGCCGTCCAGAGTTTCAATATCGACATTGGGTTTTGTTTGATGAGTATGGTGGATTGTGCCCACCTACACCAAGTAGAGAACTTTGGAGTGAATGGAAAACTGCTGAATGGGTAAAATCAGAGGAGATTGAAAATG